CCAGTATACGATTGATAATCTTTGCTCTCCAAAATTTCTTTGAATTTTCAAATTGCGTGTGATTCGTGTGAAGTGTTGTGCTTTGTTATTGCCATTGTGGAAGAGATTGTTCGTTTGGGTGTGCGCGTTGTAGTTGTGCAAGTATTAGACGGGTTGTTTCGTTTTGTGGTGTTGTTGCGGAAAGCGTTGCGAAATGGAAGGTTGGGTGTTGACATATCCGGCTGGGACGTCGAGACCCTCATACAAGAGGATGTCTCCCCGCAAGTGGAAACGTCTCTCTCCGAAGGAGAAAGCCAGGTGTTCGTTGCCAGTGAGAGAGAAGAGTGATTTGTATTCAGTGCGTGTGCATGGTGTTGTTGACCTTTCAGCCGACAAAGCGGTCTTCACAAACCGCCATTTGGCTATCAATATGAAGAAAGACTCATTCGGCATGCTCGAGAAACTACAAACAGGCAGGACTGCCATCTTGAGCCAGGCAGATGCAGCTCTTATAGTTGCAAATGAAGGTGTTGAGTTCTTTGATAGGCTCAAAGTAGAAGTGGTACCGCGTGTTGAGATACGCAAACTGACAGCAGAAGATTGGGCTCCCATGTACCAAAAACTCAGAGCAGTTACAGAATTAGTTCTTAGGGATGCCCAAGAGTGGGAAGGAGATAGAGTACAGCGTCTCACTGACCTCATGACGAGGATGAGACACATAGATAACGTTCACTCAGTTGGAGCTGTGGGATCAGCCCTTGGAGCTCTAGTTGTAGGTGCGGTTGTAGGATACGTGATCTCGAAGAAAACAGCCAGGAAGGGGACTTTTGACGAGATAGCAGAAAAAGTTCTCATGCAGACAAAGATCGCGTGTGAGTCTCTTGGCGTACCCCCTCAGATGGTGGGTGCAGTGGCATGTTTGATCTGTGGAGTTGTTGTACAGAAAGCGACAAATGGTATGTTTGCGAAAGCCCTTCTGTTAGCACTCGCAGTGGCGGCTGTCAAAGGAGGTCTCACCTTCAAAGGCATAGAAGTCAACCTATTTAGGGGTCAACTGTTTTCGATCTCCAAAAATGGCACATATTTGTTGACCGCCCTGGTTAGTGTGGTTGGTGTGCTATTGTTTGGTGCAGCCTATGGTTCAGAGCAGGCAGCGAAAGCGTCCATGACCCTCTCTAGGTATGCAGGCATTTTGGTGGCGGCAGAGAGGCTTTCAGACACAGCTGATGTCCTTGTTGAGTTCCTTGGTGACGCACTCAAGGCCATAATGCTTAGCATAGCCCCTGGGGCTGCAGTGAGTGTGTTGTTTCGACCCAAGGAGATCTACGAAGAGTTAGCAAAAGCAGGGCGTCTTCCCGACGGGAAAGTTCTGCTTCCCCAGGACATGCTGTGCAATGATGGTTTAGCAACCGCATATTGTGCAGTGTATGAGAAAGCTCAAGCCGTTGTCGATGATGCGACAATAAGAGGTGTGACAGACCAGAGAGTAGAGAAACTCAGGATTAGATTAGCAACAGAGAAGAACCTGTACAAGACTGCTCGCTCCACTTTTGGAGAGAGCAACAGCATTCTTACGCCTTTTGTGGTGTACTTGTACGGGAGACCAGGCTTGGCAAAGTCTAGTGTGTTAGGAATAGTGGGCCAGACTTTGGTTCCGGGTAGTGATATCTACATCAGAGACACCATGGACCCTTTTTGGAGTGGGTACAACCCAGTGAGGCACAAGGTAGTGGCCTTCGATGACTTCATGCAGTTCAACGATCCGTCAGCAAACGATGGTATGGAGTTCATGTCAGTGGTGACAAATGTTCCTAAGATACTGAACATGCCCAGTGTGGACGACGCAAGCATTGGTCTCAAAGGAACCAAGTTCAGGTCTAGTGTAGTGTTAGTGGCTTCCAATCAAGCCAACCCCAACATTCCCCATCAAACAAGTCCAGATGCATTCAAGCGGAGAAGACACTCCTATTGGGAGGTTCTGCCCAAAGAAGGAGTAGTAGGTAGAAACGAGGGAGGAGATATTGACTTTGCACAGTTTCGCCCACAGCAGTGCGCCTGCCCCCCCGGGTGCAGAATTCATCCCCAGGTGTCTCCATACGAACAGGCGCTTAGATTCATTCGCAGAGACACACACACTGGAGTGTTGATTGAAAGTGTTACTTTTGGCGTCTGGTTGGACAGAGTGAAAGCAGATTTCAGAGCCCATTTAGACAGGGAAGCAATGCGGGCAAACACCTTGCTCACAGCAGTTGGTGAACATTGCGTAGCGGACCCGGGAGCTGTTGCAGAGTACGTAGACACAGGGAGAAGCGTTCTCATCAAAGGGGTATCATACCCTATAGTAACAACACCTGAGGGAGAGAGAGTCATTGTCCCTTCCTTGGTGCCCGGAACCAAGGTGCAATCAGATCCAGAGGAAGATGTAGAAGAGGAAACAGGAACCCCCTGTTGTCAGAGTCACTGGCTCAATAGACTTCGTATCATCGGAGGCGTGGTTTTAGGCCTCGTCACAGGTGCAACTCTTTTAGCTGCACTATTTCGTCTTATCAACGGTACAGCCAGCGAACAGGTGGATTCAGTTAGCAGGACCAAGAAGATTAGACAAGGGAGGCGCAAGGACGCCAGGATAGACTTGGATACTCAGATCATTGGTAGAGGATCAGCCAAAACTTACAAGTCTGTTGGAGTTCACACCTATGCAGACAAAGCGTCAAAGAACATGCTTAAGGTGGTGTTCAACAGTGGAGATCGTGGTTTTAGAACCAGTTCATGGGGATTAGCCCTTGGTAGTAGAACCCTCTTGGTTCCAGCCCACTTGATCAAACCCCATGTGGAGGCGAACAGCGGGATTATACCAGAGGGTATGACTGTCACCATTTCAGGAGAAAAGATTTTCACAACAGGTGACGTTGACAGCTTCACTTTCAACTGCCCAGAATACCGCATGATCACGTATGGCGGAGGAGTACCACAAGATATGGCTCTGATAGAGATGCCAAAAGTAGTTAGACCGTTCCCCAGAATCACTGGACAACTCATGAGTGCTGCAGAAATAACAAAGTTAGCAGAGGATGTGTTCCCCGTTCTGTCCGTCTCAAGACAAGGCAGATCAACACTTGTCACTTCATCGGTGGCTGAGTACGACGGGGGTCTCAAGTCATCAGACTCAGGTTTCTTGATCGTGGGGAGCTGGGATGTTCCCCTTGATGCTGTTGATGGAGATTGCGGCACATTGTTGTGCACAGTTTCAGGGAAGATCATTGGATTTTTAGTTGCAGTGAAAACAGATGAGGCAAAGTCTTACTACTTGCCCCTATATGAGGAAATGTTAGCAGCAGCGATACCATCAGATGGTATCTCTTTTCAGGAGGTCATTGGTGCCCCTGGAGAGACACTTTCAGGACATGGTGGTTTGTTAGTGGAGAAGGCAGAAGACAAACAGTGGTTTCCTGCTTCCAGCACAATCAAGAGAATGACCTTGAAGAAAGCAGATGTTGAGAGGGCACTTGAAGCACAATTGCCAGACTATTGCCATTCTATTCTCAGCAACAAAGACAAAAGGTTTGTTCCCACTACCCCAGGTGAAACTCCTTTGAAGCGTGCGGTCTCGAAGTACTCAGGGAAGTCAGTGTACCTGTCAGAAGATCTGGTTGAGATGGTGAAGAAGGATTACTTGAAGCAGATCCATCTTAAATGGAAGCATAGAAAACTTACAGCCAGGGAAGCAGTCAATGGATGCCAGTTAGAGGATGGAAACAAGTTAGGGCCAATGGATCTCAAGACGTCACCTGGTTTGCCTTATGTGACCAGAGGAGAGAAGAAACCAGACTTGCTCACGCCAGAGGGAGACATGCAAGGTAAGTGTAAGGAACAGTATGATGCTCGTTTAGAAGCGTTAGCAAAGGGAGAGATTCCCCCTTCTTTGTGGAAGGACTTTCCAAAGGACGAGATTTTGCAGAAAGACAAGACCAGGCACATCACCATTCCCCCCTTTGACTTTCAGATTTTTGTCAGGGAACATCTTGGTACGGCGGCAGAAGAGTTCAGACGCTGCCAACTCGACTGGGGGAGTGCAATAGGCATTGATCCAGAGTGTCCCGAGTGGCACGCATTGGCTTGTAGATTCAAACTTCTTTGTGATGGTGTGATGGACCTAGATTTCAAGAACTTCGATGGGTCCATACCAGCCCAACTGATTATAGCAGCAGTAGAGATTTTAGCTAGCTTTTATCCAGAACATGACAAAGCAGCAGTCAGCGCCATAGCAGAAGAGCTTGTGTTCACGACATCTGTTGTTGAGGATCAGAAGTACCAGAAAGGACACGGAAACCCATCAGGTAGTCCTTTGACGGACGTCGTCAACACGATTGGGCTCAACTTGGCCCTCAGGTTTGCGGCCTACCTTGAAGGTGTCCGTTTTGCAGATGAACAGACCCTGGTGGGTTACGGTGACGATGCACTCGTTGGTAGACTAAAGGGAAAACAAGGGCTGAGTTTCGCGCAGTGGCAAAGCGCATTGGCTCAGATAGGGATGAACGTTACACCAGCGGACAAAACCAGCGAGACACAGGAGTATCGTGAGATAGAAGAAGTTCAGTTCTTGAAGAGAAAGTTCGTCCCCAGTGAGGAGTTTGATGGTGATTACGTGGCAGTCATTGACAAGGCAACCATAGGGAAGATTCTGTTGTTTTGTAAGAAGGATGCCACGATGACAAGTCTCTGGAAAGCTAGAGCTAGGGCAGCAGTTGTGTTTTCGGCATTCCATGGAGAGCGTATCTCTGCGGCAGTTAGAGAGTTGTGCAAGTGGTACGCATGCACATACCTGCAGGTTAGTCGTCTCGAGCTCCCCACTTATGAGGAGATTGTGGCTAGGTATTGGAGAGGTGAATTAGACGAGTGGACTGGGGATGAGTAAACCCACCCACCGGGATCCATTGTGGAACCCACCAAGGTCAGAAGCGTAGGTGATGTAGGTCAGATTGTGAGTGAAAGGGGAGTGATTGATCAAAGTTCAGGAGTTCAGTTTATGCAGAATACGGAAATTTTACAAACAGTAGAACAAAAGGAAACATCAGGTTCCAGGCGTTTGGCAAGAGTAGGGGATTTGGATTGGACTGCAGCCCGTATTTTAGAGAAACCCCTCTTGTTAGATACCATTAGTTGGTCTGAGGCAGATGATGAGGGGACTATGAAACAGTTTTATCGCGTGCCGCAACAGTTGATACCTAGGGGCCCTGGCTCGCAGTTGGTTAAGAGTTTTCAGTTTATGAGAGGGACGGCAGTTATCAGGGCTTTTGTTAATGGACATCCTATGTCCCAGGGTAGATTGGCAGTTATGTTTATGCCTTTTACACCAGATGCAGAGTTTACTAATGTTTTTGGAAAGCGCCGTGACTACATTCCCACAATGCAACACGTCATGTTGGACCCTTCTAAGAGTACAGTGGCAGAGTTAGTTGTTCCCTTTAGATCCCCAGTAGACTATATTTGGTTGGGTGCGAAGGAAGTAGAGAACATAGACAGATGGCTTGGCACTGTTAGAGTGATAGTTTTTAATAAATTGGTTATGCCAACAACTGAGGCGACCGTTGAGGTGTCGCTTACGGTTAGTTTTAAAGATGTGGAATTGAAGGTTCTTGCCCCCACTAAGCTTAATGCAACTCCAGTCAACAGTGTTGGTAACATGTCCTCCAACACTTGGAATGTTACTGGTGAAGGTAATCATATTTTAGCTAAGGATGCATTTAACCAGAAAGCAGAGTCATCAATAGACGCTAATATGCAGCCTGGTCCTTTGGGCATGCATAAACCTGCCATTGTCGCCCCACCCCTCCCAGTTCAGTCACGTGTTACCTCCTCGTTGAACAATTCCCGCAATTATATGCACGTAGATAGGTTTGGGCTTAACTCTGATGCACAGAATGCCGCAGATCAAGATGATTTAGACACCTTGATAGATGAGATGGCTATGATGGAGTTAGTTAAGAAACAGTCATTGTTGGACACTGTAGAGTGGTCTAATACAGAGCAGACACATGCAGTTATTTATGAAGGAGTCATTTCTCCTTTTACAGGAAAGTCAACCCGTTTGGAAACACTTTTACATGTGCTTAGTAGGCCTTTTCACTTGTGGAGTGGGACACTAGTGTTTGATATTGAAGTAGATTGTAGTCAGTTTCACAGCGTACAGTTAATTTTTGAGACTGCGTATGGAAAAGGTAGCGCAGTGTGGGATATGGGTACCACTTACGCCACTTATATGTCTATTGAAAATGGCGTTTCCAGGTTTAGAGTAGAAGTTCCCTTTGTTAGCAATGCCCCAGCTAGGTCAGTTAATTATGCAGGATTAGATTGGGAGGAGCATGGTATTGGACATTGGAGAGTTGCAGTTGTAAATGCTCTCCGTGGCCCCACGGATGTTTCCAATAAGTGTGATGTTAACATTTATATTAGCGGGGGCGAAGATTTTTGTTTCCATTATATGGCAGGTTATGCAGGAGATGTGTATGTTCCTGTTGTTAGTGTGGGAGACTCTAGTTATGACGCTGACACAACTGATGACCCAGTAGCCGGGAGTAAAGTGAAAACGGAGTCTAGTGTAGTGGGAGTTCCCAGCAAATCCAGACCCCAGGCATCTCTTATGTGGGGAGAGCAAGTTCAAAGTGTTACTGACCCCCTTAGGCGTTATACATATTTTGCAAGGTATTTGTTAGATAATACCAAGGTCACAGGACCAGTGACCACTAACGAGATAAAATCAAACCAGAAGATGTGGGATGGTAGAACTGTAGATGTTTCAGATGTTATTGAAGGAGTTGTTTCTTACCCTACCTCGACCATTTTTACAGAGTGGGCGTTGTGGTCATCGCTTTTCAAACAATGGAAAGGATCCCTTAGGTTTTTGATCGTTGCTTCTTTTGCGACCAACCAGAGACATCAGCATGTTATTAATGGGACACTCCCTGGTACTTTTGAAGTTCAAACAGACATAGAAGAGACACTCGATTCTGGTGTAGTTAGGGTGTTTTATGTTCCACAAACTAGTAGGACTACAGCTGATGCTGTAAAGGTTCTCTTGGAGAATAGGATAGCATTTTCAGGAGACTATTTGTCCACAATAGGCGCAATTAATATGGGATTGATATCCAAGCAGGCTCCTCAGCTTGAGTTTGAGATACCATATGTGGATTATAGGAAGACAGGGATAGTTAGGAGGCATGCATGGAAAGATGCCACGTCCACTTATGTTTATGATATGGGTGGTGCACATTCTTCAGGGTTCCTTTATTTTGTTAATGAGACCTGGTGGTCCAAGACCGAAGTTACCATTTTTGTAGGAGCATCTAATGATTTTAGATTTTCCAATTATGCTGGATATCCTGCTTTTGACAACAAGAAGCCGAATGTGTATGGAAAGTTGTAGTGTGCTTGTTTTGTTGTGTTTTGTTTATGTTGCGTGCGAAAGGGAATTTTGACCCTCCGTTTTGTATTGTTGCTTTTGTCATTGCGAGTGAGTGGGAATCTTGACCCACCGTTGTTGCATTGTTTTGTTGATGCTATTTATTATGTAAATTTGCACTCACTATGTTGTATATAAAGAAATTTGTACACTCTTTGTATTATTGTTGTTGTTATCCATGTACTTTATGATTTATCAATATGAATATTTATTAATATTATGTATTAACTATGTTTGTGTTTGTTCATGTATATGCCAGAGATTTGGCATTTTTCCAAACATTGTTTTGTTTGTTTTGTGTATATATTATTATGTACATTTGTCACTTATTTTATGTGACTTGCCAATAGTTTGGCATTTGTTAGACATTTTGTTGTTTAATTTTGTATATGTGTATTTTCATGTATTTTTATGATGTATTTTATATGTCTTTTATCTATATTTTAATTAGTGTAAATAGTTAGGATGTGTGGTAGTTTAGTAATGCAGAGGTGCTGTAAATAGTGCTAGGTTTTGCGTGTGAACGGGAATTTTGACCCGCCGTTTAGATGCCTCTGCGTTAGGACCCC